TCTAAGAGGGGAGGGGAGATGGGGACTCCTACTTTATATTTGGGGGGTGGGGTATGGGTATGGTATTGGGGGTATAAACTTTACATATGGTCTGAGCTATGAGATAAAGTATTCAACCAAGCAACATCTGTTTGGTATAACTAAAGGAGAATGTAATGAGTGATATTACTTATATGTTTATTCAATTGATTGTACTTGTATGTTATGCATCATGGGTATTCTATCGTATAGGTTATAACAAAGGGTATCGTAAGTGTGAGCATGACATGGAGTTTGAATGGGAAGTAAATGGTGAGTTTGTTAATGAACAACAACATAAAGGAGAATAGTATGTCTATATTTAAATTAGAAGTAGGTGGTAAGTGTGCGAATGGTGCAAGAGTAGTAGCGTTGTACATGGGTTTGTATGAAGGTGTTGTGCTTGCCGATTACCATGGTGAGTATGTAACATGGGTATTCAATACTAACAGTCAAGACGTTACCAATCACGGTGACTACTTTAGAACCAACGATGAAGATGCATGGGATGCAGCGCGCGAGAACTTTCTTCAACGAGTAACAAAGTATATCTAACCAACTGGGGGCTTCGGCCCCCTTCTTAATAGGAGAACAGTATGAAACTATATAACAATAAGTATGACGCTTATTATGATGATGTAAAGAATGTATGGCTTGAGGATGTATGTGGTAGCAAGGGTTGTGAGTACTGTAGCAATAGACCAAGCGAACCACTACAAGCGCCGTGGCAACAACAACTAGAACTAGACTTTACCTACAACATTAACTAACCAACTGGGGGCTTCGGCCCCCTTCTTAATAGGAGGATGTATGAAAGAAAATAATATCGTAACGTTTTTAGGTTTAATGGAAGATGACTTATGGAATAACCATGATGTAACAGAGGCATCTTTTGATATAGCAGTTTCTGTTATCTGTAACGTGCGTAGGCGATTGTTAGAAGGCACATTGGTAGAAGTATCATCATCTGACAATTGGTGGTGTGTTACAGCAGAAAGCATTAAGAAGTGCAGAACCAACAAAAGTAGTAGCATGAAATGGAAAGACATTAAGTAGTATACGGAGGGCTTCGGCCCTCCCTTTTTTTGGCCTAGCGATTTGATACCAGTTATGTGTCGTCGCGGACGTTTCGGGCGCGGTCGCGTGGTCTTATTTAGTCATTCACTTAGCCCTGAAACTTTACATATCCTATCACCTATGAGATAAAGATCTCACAGCAATTTTGCTGTTTACTTATGGAGTATGTATGAAAACTTTAAACTTAAAACAAATAGCTTATCAACAAGCGTCATTCGCAGATAATCTTAAGGGCTTAGCTAGATCAGTCTATGAACAGTATCCGAACCTTGATGATGAGGTTGCAGATGAGGTTAAGGCCGATCTATTTGCGGGTTATCAATTAAGGGTTGCAGAAAATCAGCCTAAGATCGATCAACATTTTATTGTAGAGAGCGGTAATTATCTACCTGTTGAAAAACTTGCATTCGATAATCACAAGGGTGAAAAGTATCACCGAACCGTTGCGAATATCATGGCCTATACACCGCAGGCCTTCGGCGCACTACGTCAAAGCAATCCGCAATTACACGCGGTCATTAAATCAGAGCGTGATTCAGTAAGCAAATATTGCAGTAACCGCCTTGCTGATCTTAAGAAAGCTATTCATGCCATTAAGAATGAGGGCGTGGCTAGGGTTCGCGGTGCAACTAAGACGTTCGCAGAAACCGTTAAGGATACTCTAGACGGGCTTAAGAAAAAATGCGCTAATGCTAAGGCGCGTGGTGATGATACGGCGAATGACAAAAAGCTCATAACGGCAATTTCAGAATTTAACCGTAAATGGGTTAGCTAAGCAATGACTAGGGAGGCCTTCGGGCCTCCTTTTTTTTGGCCCAAATTTTGATGCCAGTTACGTAGCGAGCGGGCGTTTGCGTAGTATGCTTCTGTTGGACACTTCGTTAATTTATATCTTACCCCAAATGATACCAGTTATGTGTCGTCGACGTCGCTTGCGTGGGAATTCCCTAGTCATGACCTAGAAGTTTATTTAGCCATTCACCATGTCGTGAATTTGTTTATCCAATGATGCGTTGTTCAATGCTATGTGTGGTGTAAGATATACTTAGTTGATATGTGATGTATGAGTTTAATTAAAGATAAGGCTTTGTTCAATCCTGTTCAATGCGTTGTTCAATCTTCGTTATTTTATGTCAAGTTATAAGTCGTTGATTATAAAGCGTTGTTCAATGTGTTCAATGTGTTCAATGTGATTTAAGGTATGTATAGGATTTTGACGAGGTAGAGAGTAAGAGGTCTCTTTTCGCAGTGAAACAAAAAACGCCTCCAAGAACTACACACTCTTTTATTTAGATTGAACAGTTGAACAGGTTGTACAATAGGAAAAAACACTCTTATTATTATTATTTAAAAATTATATATATAACAAGCACTTAAAGCCTTTGAACGCTATAAATCACTTACCTAAAAATCTCAAATTTCTGACAATTAGTCAAGTTTACTTTGAACAACCGATTGAACAGATTGAACACCTCAAAACAAAAAAGATATGTAAAGTTGTATGTTTATATGTCAAGTAATGATATAATGGTTATTATGTGGGGAGAGAATGTAACACCTCACGTAGTAAGTAAGCATCATTTTTTAACTAAATTCACGTCAGCGTGAACGACAACATAACAAGGGAGATAGCAACATGAACTATACAGACCACAAGAAAAACAAAAAGCTACAAGATTATATGTCAAGTTATAACAGAGAAGTGACCATGAGTGAATATGTGACAATCCCAAAGACAAGACTTCGACGACTAATTATCACCGAGGTTTTAGCATGGGGTATATCAGCGTTCATTTTGATTATATCGTTACTTCACTAGAACATTGTGTAAAACAGAGACAGACTAGGCAATTTAGGAAGGGTTTATGGAGTATAAAAATCTATGTATAAAGTGTGGTGACCATGTATTAGATGCAAGGTATAGGTTAGGTTATGCAACATGTTTAAAGTGTGGCGAGGTTGTGGCTCGTGAAACTAAACATACGATAGCACCTATGCACAAATCGAATTATATGGTTATCACTAACAGAGAGGACTTAAAAGGACTTAACAACAAAGGAGGGAACGTAAGATGATAGCAACAAAGAGGTACAAAGTAACAATGAACTTGGCTTATGACTTTAACACTTCACTTGTAGATGAATGGCAAGATAACGGAGATGAGGAGTTGAACTACATTGATGCCAAGCTAGTGCAGAGTGAATTGATTACTTGGTTAGAAGATGCAGGGTTTAGAGTTGAAATAGAAGTCATCGACAAAGATAATTAAAGGAGATAGATATGAGAGTATCAAATAACAAGGCAAGAGATTTTGTAAATAGTTTAGATGAGTTTGAGGGTAGTAACACTAAAGGCATGTGGCATAGTTGGGACGAGGGTGCTAAGAAATTATTTGTAGTGTATAGTTATGGACACCATTTTCCTATGTATGTATATGACGACCAAGAAAATAAATGGATAGGCAACAAGGATAAGTATTCAAAAAGTACGACAAGGCATCAATCGCAGTTGAGACCAAGTGAAGTAGATATGTGGTTGGATACAGATGAAATAAAAGAAGTAATTATTAATCGAGGTATGGTGGGGTATTTAATTAACAAGGCACAACATTAGGAGGTCACGTTAGCATGAAGAACTATATAGTAAAGCTAGAAGAAAGCATTGTGTACGAGGTTCATATCGTAGCACATAGTGGTAAAGAGGCAGAGTTAGAAGCTATGCGTCACCCTGAAAGGTGGCAAGAAGTAGCAGGACAGATTCATACAGTAGATATTAAACAAGGAGAATAACATGGAGACAATAAAGTTTTTAGCAATAGTAGAGGTAAGCATACCGAAAGCAAAGTTAGACGACATCGAATCATGGGGTGAGGATATAACAGGCGAGACATATATTGCGTCAGTTATTAAAGACCACGTGGCAGACAAAGGGTTGCTATGCAAGTTAGATGTCATCGAGGGCGAGGTGTATAGCGAGGTTAAAGAGTATGCCTATGAAGTATTGAACAACAAGGCAGTCGAGGAGTTAGAGAAAGAAATCTTAGAAGCTAAGAACTGTATAGGAGGTACGTGTGAAGACTAGGGCAGAGTTGATAGTAGCGTTAAGTGAACTACAAGTAAAAAGAATGTGGGGTAATGATTACCCACTAGGTGATGAGTATTTAAAGAAAAAGTATTGGAACTATCACAATGGTAATTGCAAGGAATCAACACGCAACATCAAAGATAGAATAGCAAAAGAACTAATATGGAAAATACAAATGGAGAACAGACATGGCACGACCACTAAAGTATAAAGGCATGGTAGATAACATCACGCGATGGCTTGTAGATGAACTGAAACATGACGCTGAGATTGTCAATGGGTTAGACGTTATGACAGATGGCACGGAAGATATAGTGCATGGTAGGTATGAGGTAAGTAGAGAACTCTTGCATTATATCCGTTCACTTAATGGTGAATCACACGATAACTTAGACGAGGGAGAATTAAAATGAGTAGAGTAGGCGAAGCAATAAGAGAGGAACAAGAGCAACAGATAGAACAGAATGAAACAGATATGGCATGGCAACAGAAACAATTAGAAGAACAAGAGTTACTTGAGATAGCTAAGCAAAAGAATATGTTTGAGTGGCAAGCGATACAAGATGCTATCTATTATTCTAAACGCTTGAAGTATGTAGAGGATAAATAAAATGGGCTATCGTAGCGAGGTTGCATATGGTGTCAAGGTTGATGACATAGTTTGGAATGACCAAGCAACAGAAGAAGAAAAGAATCTGAGTGCTGATGGGATATTCTTACTTATGATAACTGAGATGCAGAGTGACGAAGTAGCTAAGAAATGTTTTGATGAGACACATGAGATAAATGAATATCTAACCATAGACAAAGAAAACAGGACTATTAAGTTTTATGCTGATAGTTTGAAATGGTATTCGGACTATAAAGATGTTAAGGCTCATGAGAGGTTGTATGAAATGATGGTGGAGTATGCAGAGTTATATGATAGTAAGCAAGGTATGGAAAATCCTGTGTCATGCTCATTCATTAGAATCGGTGAGGAAATAGAGGACATCGAGGAAAGTGGTAGTGGCTTTGACCCGTGGAGTATTATGAGTGTATATAGGGGTATAGAAATGAACATCTAGTTTATCCCAAGTGCTATGTTTATATGTCAAGTTATGCTATACTGTATAGACATGGGGTAAGAAAGTTATAGATGATGGTAATTAAACAATTCACGGCAACGTGAACAACAACATAAGGAGATAGACATGGAAGCAAACGTCTTGAAGTTTGAGATGCAACAACCGAACCATATCATATCGTTGGCAACGTCAGCAGTATTAGTATCAGTCGATGTCAATGTATGGTCAGCAACAAAGCAAGACAGAGGTATCAGCGACGAGGTAACTCACGCTAAGAAAGCAACTAGCAGTGCAGGTAGATTTGTAAAGAATCTCTTAGCTGATGACCAATTCCATAAACGCGTAGCGAACTACAGGCAGACTATATACAACTGGCTCAAGCGTAGCACGTTTAGGTGGAACAATGCTCAAGACATATTGCCTGTCATCAACCTAGAGAAATTCAAAAAAGAATTCAATGACCACGACGTAGAATTCAATAGGCTACTAGACAGTTTCATAAACAACTACCAAGCGATTGTATCGAACATGGCTTTCAAGGCAGGCGATATGTTTAACGCTAATGATTACCCAAGTGCAAGTGAGGTAAGAAATAAATTTGGGATAAAGCTATACGTAGCCGAAGTGCCTGCTCACGATTGGCGATGTCAGATTAGTAACGAGATAGCTGATGACTTAAAAGGTCAGTATGAGAGACAAGCTGAGGGCATTATAACTGGTATCTTAAATGAGCAAGTAGAACGCATAACGGAAGTGATGGAAAGTATCAGTCATTGTTGTGGCATTGATGAAACTAAGGATTCAGTCTCAGGTGAAACGAAAACTAAGCGACGTAAGATTTATGAATCCACGTTGGATAAAGCTAAAGACTTATGCAATACCTTTAAGCAATTCAAACCGATTGAGAATGAAGTAAGTAATAAGTTAGCAAGTGCAGTCGCAGGGTTAGAAGCAACACTAAGTGGAGTAGATTCAGACTTAATCAGAGAGAATGATATGGTGCGTGACAGAGTAAAGAATGACGTTGATGACATCTTATCTAAATTTAAATTCTAAGGAGACATAGCATGGCAACAATAAATACAGTAAGTAATGTAACAATCGATGAACTAAGAAAACTTATACCCACGATAGGTAAGGAACTTACGCCTGTAATCCAATCTGAGCCTGGTTGTGGTAAGACATCAATACTCAAGATGTTGGAGGAGGACTTAGGGGACAAGTATGACTACATCTATGTAGATTGCCCTGTGAAAGACATGAGTGATATTGCTATGACGATACCCAATCATGATACAAAGACGTTGGATAGTTATGTGGGTAAATTGTTTAAACTAGATTCACCGAAGCCTAAGGTTATCTTACTCGATGAGTTTATGAAATCACCAAAGCTATTGCAAGTTATATTCACAAGGTTGATGTTAGAGAGAACTGTGGGTGACGTTTCACTACCACGTGAATCGATAGTTTTTGCAACAAGTAACAATGCAAGTGACGGAGTGGGTGACAGTATGTTGGCTCATGCAGGGAATCGTGTATGTATATTGAAGATGCAGAAGCCTGATGTTGATACATGGTTGAAATGGGCAACAGACAACTCAATCAATCCGTTAATCAGAGCATGGGTGTATATGTTTCCTAGGTCATTGGCAAGTTATACAGAGGGCGACCAAGCAGACAACCCATATATCTTTCAACCAAGTAAAGCAGTGTTGTCATTCTGTTCACCACGTTCATTGGCTAAGGCATCAGTCATCGTGGATAACAAAGAGGTGCTAGGCGACAATGCAGTGATGTGTGCGTTGGCAGGGACTATCGGTGCGAGTGCATCAGCAGATATGAGTGCGTTCCTATCAGTAGAGAAATCATTACCTCGTTTCAAAGACATCATTGAAAAACCTATGGATATTAATATGCCAACAGAGACCTCTGCATTATTGATGTTGATGTTTCAAGCGACGGATAACCTAGCATCTCAAGAGGACTTATCATCATTCATGAAGTTTGTGAATCGCATTGAGAGTAGCGAGATACAGGCAGTATTCTTTACCATGATGGTGCGTAGTAAGAATGGTGTGAAACTAGCACGTAACAATGCAGAGATAGCTAAGTGGGCTACTGAGAATCACGAATTATTTTAATAGGGGATAGACATGCAATTAGAGATAGATGACTACGAGAACAAATTGTTGTATGACATCATCGGTGACCATATTGGTATTGAGAAAGAGTTTAACGTAGAACTAAGAAATAGTGATTCACCTGATGATGAAATACCACTTAAACAAAGTAATACAAGACTACACGTATTAACAATGTTGAGGGCAAGACTATGAGTATCACACAAGAAACAAGGCTAAAGAAAGCACACATAGCATTGATGAAACATCGTGAGACGGCATTGTATTCAGGTGTCATGCTCATGGGTAAGAACGCAGTCATTGACGATAAGGTGACGGCATATACTGATGGCGTTAATAAAAAGTATGGTCGTGAATTTATATCTAAGCTGACAGATGCAGAACTACGTGCATTAATATTACATGAGAACTTACACGTTGCACTAAAGCATATACCTAGGTTCAAGAAAGAGTTTAAAGATAATGCTCAAGCTATCAACGTAGCGACAGACTATGCAGTCAATGATGTCATTATGAATCTAAGTGATAGAGATTTATGTAAGTTACCTGAGGGTGGTCTCTATGATGCTAAGTATCACAATTGGTCGGTGCGTGAGATATATGAGGACTTGAAGAAACAACAGAAAGAAAACAAAGATTCAGGTAAAGGTGAATCACTAGGTAAGACACTAGATGAGCATGGCTTTGAAGATGCACAGAACATGACTGATGAAGAAGCTAAAGAGATGTCAGGCAAGATTGACAAGGCTCTACGTGAGGGTGGCATACTCGCAGGTCGTATGGGTGCAAAGATTCCTCGTGTGATTGGTGATATGTTAGAACCTAAGGTGAATTGGCGAGAGGTGCTACGCGAGTTTGTATCGAGTGCTACCAAGGGTTCAGACGAATACACGTGGCGTAAGTTTAACAAACGTCAGATGGCTAATGATATTTATTTACCAAGTATGGAGAATGAATCGATAGGTGAGTTAGTAGTTGCCATTGATACATCAGGCTCTATCGATAGCGTAGCCCTTACTGAGTTTGCGTCAGAACTGGCATCTATTTGCTCTGTTTCAACACCAAGTAAAGTGCGTGTATTGTGGTGGGATACTGAGGTGCATGGTGAACAAGTCTTTTTACCTGAACACTATGACAACATCAAAGAATTACTTAAACCACAGGGTGGGGGTGGAACTATGGTTTCATGTGTGAGTGAATACCTAAATAAACAACGTGTGGAAGCCGAAGCAGTCATTGTATTCACAGACGGATACCTTGAATCAGAAATAATATGGAATCTTAAATGCCCTACGTTATGGCTTGTAACACAGAACAATAACTTCGTAGCACCTAGTGGCAAGGTTGTTAAGAAAAATGACTAAGATGCGAGTTAAAGACAAGATATTCTTTGGTCAATCAATGGGCGTAGTAAATGCTCATATTGGAGAACACATTCAAGTGCATACAACACAAACATTAGAATTAGCAAAAGAAAGAAATGCAATCATGCAGGAAGTAAATAAACTAGCATGGATTTTAAATATGAGAAGCAAAGAATCTAAACGTATCAGTTGGCACTATGCTAGACGATTTAAAGAAACTAATACACAGTTAGAGAAACTATTAGCTGACATGAAAATAGAATATGTATATCAACAAGCAGGGGGAGTAGATGAGTGATAAGAAACAGAAAGAAATTATAGTAAGTAGTGTAAGAGTGAAAGGGTATGTCAAACATGCCAATGGTAGGAAAACAATATTTGATTTTAATAAACACGACTTTGAACCGAAGTCATTAGAGACAATTTTTGAGGAACTAGGGAGGAAGTATGAATGAGAATTACGCACATATAAAACTATATGCAGACGATTTTAAAAAACAAGATGTATGGGAAGCCTTATGTAAAATATGCGAGGGTGACCCTAAAGATGAGGTATTAGTAATTAACTTTGAGAAAGGAAAGGCATACACAAAATGAATAGCAATCTAAGATACGAACACTTAAAACGAATTACGGAAACACAAAAACCATACAGAGGGACAACAGATAAGTATCCCTTTGATGACAGAAAACATAACTACAAATACTTTTATCCAAGAGAAGTGAATGGCGAGACAGAGTATCACGTGGGTTACTATCACAAGTGGGAATCAGAAACTATGACTGCCGAGGAATTCAATGCCAAGAAAGCTAATATGCCTAAAGCAGAACTTAAAAAATGGCGAGAGGAAACAATATGGAATAAAGATTCTAGTGGAGTTGAAACGACAGGAAATTACATGAAAGATTTTAAAAACCCTAAAATAGATTTAATTATTAGGTCAGACAACACAGTAGAGATTGTAACTAATATGCTTCATCAAGGTATGCGTATGATATTCTCTGCATGGAACTATGCCAATGGTGTGTTTCAATCAAGTGTGGCTCATGGTGGAATTATATATAGACGTAAAGATAACGGAACTGTAATAGCTATACCAATCTTCAAACATATACGATTCAACATGGACACTATGGCAATACACGAATCATCAAAGTATCTAGCAACATATAGCACAGTAGACAGAAAGAAATCTAAAGAAGCTATGAACATCTATCAAGATAAACTTAATGGTGCATATGCCTTTATAACTTGTATGGATAGAGAATCTTTTAACCAAGATAAAGAAGAAGTAACGAACGAACTTTTTGCTAATACTGAAAGTAGAAATCATTATTATTGGGGTAAAGAACAACGAGATAGTGCAGTTGCGATAGCTGAGAAGATATTTTTTGAGAAGCCTGTCGAAGCTATATATGTATATATGAAAGCATTTAATGTCGGATATTATATAAGTAGTCAAGCTCAACCCAGTGATTGGATTAGAACATTCAAGAAAAAGTTTGCTAAATATATCCACGTTAAACATGATACTTTCACTAAAGATTATCTTACACATCTAGAAAACTTCAAATCTTCACCATGGAACATAGACATTACAATTGATGGTAAAATGGTAGAACGATTAACATAATAGAAAGGGTTACATGAAAGTATATTGCCCTATGCCACACCATATTCTCAAGAAGCATTGGAGAGTGCCGATGTGGCATACAGATGGTAGCTACGTAGTTTGCGTAGATAAAAACTATACAAGGAAATTCACAGATGAAACGCTACCTATATTTATTAGAATGAAACTTCCCTTTGCTAAGGCTACATCTAAATACTCAGGAAATACAGCATCAATAGATTACGAACCATACATGTCAGTATTACGAGACCCTGATTTGTACATATGCCCTGATGATATGAAAGACCTAGAGAACATAGCATGGCAAGTATCTCCCTCGTTATATATTATTGTATTACACGATACAGATTTGAATTCACTACGAGGTGAATCACTAACTAAGGACACACATGACACCAGAAGCAAAAGTAAAAAAGAAAGTAAAACAAATTCTCGACGACATAAGTTGCTATCATTTCTCCCCTCAAACTGGAGGTTATGGTAAGAGTGGTATCCCTGACATCATCGCCTGCTATAAAGGTAGGTTCATCGCTATAGAATGTAAAGCAGGAAAGGGTCAAGTCACAGCGTTGCAAAAATACAACATCGACCAAATCAAAGCTAATCAAGGCTTGGCAATCGTTATAAATGAAGGTAACATAGAGGAACTATTAACTCTGTTAAAGGAGGTATTATGACTAGAATGAATAAGATTCTATCAAGTTATAAAAAAGGTGGCACGCCGAAAGACAACGTGAATCACCCAACACACTACACTCAAGGAAAGATAGAGTGCATCGATGCTATCGCTGAAGCAACAAAACATTTATTAGGAATCGCGGCAGTATGCGTGGCTAATATAATTAAATATGTATGGCGATACCCATTCAAAAACGGACTAGAGGACTTGTATAAAGCCCGATGGTATCTCGAAGAACTAATCAAACACGAAGAAGAAAAAGCAAAAAACCATAAGAAAGACTAGGTAACTGGTTTCTTATTTAAGGAGGTTGCTATGATAGACCAAGCATTGGCGTGCCTTGCTACAACTATATTCATGGAAGCAAGGGGAGAAAGTATCGCAGGGCAGATTGCCGTAGGCTATGTGTTATACCGACGAGCCGATTTTAAACCTGAGAACGTATGTATAGAAATGAAAAAGCCCTATCAATTCTCATGGTATGGTAAACTAAAACCACCGACGCCACAGGCGTTAAGGGGAACTCAATATTATAATATTGCTTATCAGATATTAAAGTTAAAAGCAAAAGATACTTCTAAAGGTGCATCACATTTTCACAATATCGCACTTAACAATCAGTGGGGAATGAAACCACGTGTTATAATAAACAACCATGTATTTTATTAAGGACATCATATGAAAGACCCATACGCATGGGCAATCGAAGAATTCAATAGTGACGGCGAACTTGTATGGTCATCAATCATGCAGACACGACCAATAGAACTATCATGGATAAGAGACTTGCCAACAAAAAAACATAACATAGTAATAACACCATTATACAAAGATGAAGCTAATGCTGAAAAGATTACAGGGATTAAAAGCTATAGAGAATCAACACAACGTCTTATTGACGCAAACGGAGGATTATGATGGATAAAGAATATGAAGGCACAGGGTTCATAATAGTAGGGTTAATTGTAGGGTGTTGTATTACGTGGGGTATTATGAAGTATAACCAAACACAAACAAAATATAAGATGAATCTTAAATGCGTGCAAGGTGAACTGTATGAAGAAGTAAGACCTCACTTCTACGTGAAAAGCCATTTAGATTGCTTTGAAGAAAGAACATTATAATGACACCTGAACAAGAAGCTAAGAAAAGAAAGTTTGAAGAAGATTTAATAGAAGTCGCCGTCGCTGAATACTATCGCTGGGTAGAAGCTCATAAGGCAGTAAGGACAGAGAAAGACGCAAGAATGTTTTATAATGCTATGCGATTAGGTGTGATTAGAGGAATTAATTTTGCAACAAATCAGTATATGCAATCATTAAAAAACTTTGAGGAGAGTAAAGTAAATGGCAACACAACAGATACACAAAAGTAAACGTAAGGCTGACCCTTTTAAAACAAAGACGGGTAAAGATAGATTAAAAGCATTAGCATTAAAAGTATTATATGAGATGTTAGATAAGATTCAAGAACCTGGCAAGAAGCGTGCCAAGATAGCTAAAGAGATTGCAAGACGAGAAGTTAAGTGATTCCATTTAGTTACGCAATCATAGATGACGAGGGTGAGGTTATACGTAAACACCGATGGTCTGTCAAGGAAGCTAAGTGGTTTACAGAAAACAATCCTGATGTTAAAGTAGTAAAACTAGATAAACCAATAGTAGTCAAAGAAGATTTATTTCAATTAGTGGGGGAGTGTTTGTTTTAGATGTCACAAGATTACAGAAGAAAAACCGATGAAGAACTCATCGCAATCGTAAATCAATATATACAAGACCACCCAAATGCAACGCGTAACCAAGTTGTATTAAATTCTCATGGTAGTCATCAAAGAATAAGAGAGTTAGATAAACAAGGTTTAATTAGTTTACCGAAAGCACAAATTAGAGGCGGGGTATGGCGTAAGTATTTTTATATTCAATCAAGAGATAAGATGTTTATAAGATGAGTGATGATGCCGACGTAGCCAATGATTTAATGCAACACATGATTGACATGGGAGTAAGAAATGCACACGATAAAATCAAAAAACCTTCGAACCAAACGGGGAAGTGCATATGGTGTGAAGACCCAGTCAAAGACGACCGCCGTTGGTGTTCTACCGAGTGCCGTAATGAGTTTGAAAAATACGCAAAATAAGAGGAGAAAAATTGTGCAAAACGCAAAATTAAATAATTTTGACCCAAGTGCAAGACTAGCAATCCAAGAATTTGAAGCATGGCAACAAAAAGTATTTAAGAAAAATTATAAAAAAGGTTGGAGATTCTTTCAGCCCGATGCGTTTGATAGACCTACACCTCGAAGTGCTAGAGAAGCATGGGGTGGTGTATATAGACACGATAACACTGAAAAGAATGAAGAAAGAAATAGCAAAATAATGATTGCAATAGTGGTGGTTGTACTGCTATTATTATCAACCTTATGAATCTAATCACACTAGACTTTGAAACCTTTTATGAACAGGGTTTTAGTCTATCAAACTTAACCACAGAGGAATACATACGCCACGAGAAGTTTCAGGTAATTGGTGTAGGTATTAAAATTGACGACGAAGAAACTCGGTGGGTCTCAGGCACTCATAATTATATTAAAGCAGAACTAGATAGAATTGATTGGAAGACTTCAATTTTACTATGCCACAACACTCAATTTGATGGGGCTATTTTATCATTTGTGTTTGGTATTCTGCCTGCTATTTATTTAGATACTCTTGGTATGGCTCGTGCTAAACATGGGGTAGATGTAGGAGGTTCTCTTGCGTTTCTTGTAGAGAAATATAATCTAGGTAAAAAAGGCACAGAAGTTGTTGATGCTAAAGGTAAACGACTAGAAGATTTTACCGCAGACGATTTAAAACAATATGGTGAATACTGTAAGAACGATGTAGAACTTACCTATAAACTCTATAATATTTTAGGGCAAGACTTCCCTGCTAATGAATTAAAACTTATAGACCTTACCCTCCGCATGTATACCGAGCCAACATTGTATCTCGACGATGCTCTTCTACAAGAAAGATTAGATGATATAAAACAAGAGAAGGGCGATCTATTAAGGTCATTGATGGAGAGATTAAAATGCGATACAGAAGAATGTGTTCGTAAAAAGTTAGCATCTAATAAACAGTTTGCAGAACTCTTGCTAGAGTATGGTGTAATACCTCCGTTAAAGACAAGCCCTACTACAGGAAAAGATACATTTGCATTAGCTAAAAATGATGAAGGGTTTATAGCACTTACTGAACACGAAGATTCATTCATACAAGAACTATGTGCTGTTCGTCTAGGCACTAAATCAACCATGGAAGAATCTCGTATAGAAAGATTCTTAGACATCGGTGCTAGAAACAAATCAAAACTTCCTATCCCACTTAAATATTATGGTGCACACACAGGCCGATGGGCAGGCTCAGACAAAGTAAACTTCCAAAACTTACCTAGCCGTGATAAGAAAAAGAAAGCATTAAAGAATGCAGTCATAGCACCTATCGGTAATTATGTTATTAACTCAGACTCATCACAAATTGAGGCTCGGATACTTGTGTGGTTAGCAGGGCAAGACGACGTCGTTCAATGGTATAAAGAAGGTCGAGATGTTTATTCAGAGTTTGCTTCCAAAGTTTATAATAAAACAATCACAAAGAAAGATGCTACAGAACGATTCGTAGGTAAGACTTGTACGTTAGGTCTAGGCTACGGGACTGGGTGGAGTAAGCTACAACATACTTTAAAAACACAACCTCCAGGCGCAGTATTAGATGACCAAGAATGTCAAAGGCTTGTTAAAGTTTATAGAACACTTAACCATCATGTCATTAGATTATGGGAAGAATGCGATAGAGCTTTAGAAAATATGGCTAACTGGACTGACAACATGAAACCCTATTACCTAGGACATCATAAATGTTTGTTGGTTACTAAAGAAGGTATTAAATTACCTAACGGATTATATATTCATTACCCAAACCTACACCTAGATTCCTCAGAGGGTAAGAACCAATATGTATATAAATCTAGACGAGGTGTCATCTCTTTATGGGGTGGCTCTGTAGTAGAGAACGTGGTGCAGGCATTAGCTAGAATTATTGTAGGTGAACAGATGATTACTATTAATGAGAAGTATAAGCCTGTATTAACAGTGCATGATGCGATTGTTTGTGTTGTTCCTACTCAAGAAATAGAT